CTTCTTTCCAAGATGGGATTGATGCGGGCGGTTTTGCTGGTTCTAGCGGAAGCGGAGGAGGTTTTCTAAATAAATTGGGAGGCTTGGCAGGAAAGTTTGGGGGTTTGTTTGGTGATGATGATATGGGTCAAGCATTAGGTCTTGCTACCTTACAAGGTAATCTTGGTATTCAAGCAGCTAATATAAATAATATGGCAGCTGAAGTTGCAGCACAAAATGCACAGAACAGTCTACTTACTGACTATAATTTACAGCGGATTGCTAAAGGTGATCGACAACGCTTTAATACAAATCGCCTTGGAAGACAAGAGAACTTAATGGCACAAGTTCCAGATATGATTTCCAACACTACGTACAACACTAAGAATCCAAACGTGGGTGCTGCAATGGGTGCACAATTAGCCGGTATGATTGGTTAATAGATACGTATAGTTTAGAATAACAATATTAGTTGACACGTATTAAATAATGAGCTTAGGAAAGATCTTTGGTGCTTTAGGAGGTGCTGCTTCAGGAGCAGCAACAGGTTCCATGTTTGGTCCCATTGGTACTGGAATTGGTGCTGTCATAGGTGGCTTAGGAAGCATTGGCGGATCTTCCAGCGGTGGAGGTGGTGCAGGTAACATGGGCGGCATGGCTCAGTCATATGTACCAAAACCTTTACCAACACCATTTGGTAGCGTGGAAGATGCAGATGATTTCCTTAAGCAATATCAGGCAGGTAATATGGGCGGGCTGCGTAGAGATGATGCCTTAGATATGGCATATAATAATTTATCTCCTTTTGATAGAAATAAATTACTAACAGATTCTGATGCTGCTCAAAAAATTGTAGGTTTCCAGTATGACCCTGGTAAACGCCGTGAGTTAGCTTCTACCTCTAGTGATGCAGCCTTTGGTGGCTATTCTGCTACTCCGGGTTTTGTAGATCAAATCTCAACGCAAGCAAAAGACTTAGGTGCTAATACACCTGAGGAGATTCAACGTCTTGCATTTAATGCCGCAGCCAGGTCACCTAGAGGCCAGAAGATGTTTGCAACAGGACCACAGACACAAATGGAAGCACAATTCGGCCAGCTTCTCCGTGACGGCAGAGGTGGTCTTACTGGTAAGTATGATGTAGGCCGTGGTATGGAAGGTCTCATCAGCAAGCGTATCGCAAGCGCATAACGGAGTTTAATTATGGCAAGACAATCTTTATCTGATATCGCAACTCAGTATGGCCAAGGTTCTGACTTTGGTCATTACGATACTGAAATTGCTAAGCAACAAGGCTACAGTAATCAAGAGATCCTAAATTACTTAGATGCTAATCCTGGCAAGATATCTGCAGGCAATAAAGCCGGAGGGCAAGATGGGTTATATGATGAACTTTCTGGCAACACTCTTGATTTTGGCAAAAGCGTAGTAGCTAATCGCGGTGGAGCATCAGGGGCGGAAATTGCAGAGGCTAATGCACAACGTGACCAAGGTTTTAGATTAGATCAAATTGCGGCAGCTGGTAATGTACAAGCAAATATCCAACGTTTAATTAATAGTGCAAATATGTACGCCGCTGATAGTACAGCAAAGTGGCAAATGTATGGAGCTGATGCAGCAAAGGATGCAACTATATATTCTGCTGATGCACAAGAACGTACCGGTAAATATGTAGCTGATACAGATCGCGCCTCTAAGAGAGAAGTAGAAACTATCCGTGGTGATTTCGGTCTTCAATTACAAAATATTGTTAATGCAGGTGCAAAAGAAGTTGAAGCTGTTAAAGGTGAATATCAATTAGCTAATACTGATTTAGGTGGACAGTACAGCCTAGAAAATACTCGTCTCCAAGGAGCAACAGAACGCGATGTTGCTAGTCGTAGTAGAGATTCACAGATCTTTGGTTCGTTAATGTCTGGTTTCTGGTCTTAATCAAAAGCTTAGTTGATAGTATAATTAAAGAATACATTGCAAGTTTAAAATGTCTTCTTCTGCCGGTGGAACTTACGACGCAGATGCTTCTGTTGATCTAGACACCTTCCAAGCACTGCTTGACAAATTGGAAGGCTCTAAGAAGCGTCAGCAACGCCAGAAGTCTGTCGAAGGTCGTCGTGACGTCTACAGCCAAGGACTTGCTTCGATGATGAGCAACTTCTGATACAGTTTCTCTTATCTAAAGAAAGATCACAGGACAAGTAGGTATGACATCAAGTTCCGCAAACACGACTATTGAAGATACCTACGCTGATGACGATTGGTTTGATATTGACCAATACAAAAAAGCTGCTCAGGTAGCTTATGATTTTTCTTTAGGTAAAATGGAGAAACAAGGTGAAGAAGAGCGAGAAACAATTGGAAAAGGTGGATCAGAGCAACGAACTACCGATCGACAGAAGCAAGAGTTCTCTGAAAAAGATGAAGAGCGCGATTACAAGCAATCCCAAAAAGCATATCGATTCTGATATTAATATCAAGTCATTTGCAATTTGGCTTGATAATTTAGATAGTGCTTCTAGGGAATCGTTTACTGCATTTGCAGAAGATACTTTTTCGCCTATTCAGGTTTATATTTATGCCAAGTTCCTTGGTTACGACGGCAGTATTATTTGTGTAGATGATTGGGTAGCTGAAGTTTATCCAAAGCCTGATCATTTAAAAGTCTTACTGTATGAAATTGAAGAGATGCAGGAAGACGTACGTAAGTTACGTTTAGATATTGAAAATTATGCTGTCAAGCGTGACGCTGGTGTAGCACGTATTGCACAGATGCAAAAAGAAATCCGTGGCACTATTGCACAAGTAGATGCTTTTGTTTCTTCTAAAGACAGGAAAGGTCTTCTCCTGGCGGGAGCAGACCGAGCTATACGTGAACTTAATTCTGTATTTAAAGACGATCCAATTGAAGGGCCTTTACAAGAAGCTGCAATGTCTGTCTGGGCTAGAATTCAATTTGAAGACTAATTGGTTACATGGAACCAACCAATCAAAATCAACAAGCAAGTGTCTTTGATAAAAGAGATATTCAGTCTCTTCTTTTAGATATTGAAAAGAACCGCAAGATAACTGGGACACCTATGCAGCCAAGTATGGAAGATGCTGCTGATCCAGCTATCTTTCAAGCCTTATTAAATAAAGTACAGAATAGGCCCAATGGATAAACCAAAGGTACCGCCTGAACTTCTTGCTTATTATAAAAAGAAAATAGCATCAACTCAAGGTCTTGAAGCTGAAGAGCTTGCAAATAAAGGATTAAAAGCTTCTCGGGCTGCTAAGAAACATAAAGGCAAAAAGTAGAGTACCATTTAAGAAGTACTAGAAACATATTGTGCCTTCACATCTTCATCTTGCTTATAGACGTAATGCAAAAGCTGCTGCTGCAAATCATCGTCTCCGCAAGACAGATCAAGATGATATTTTTGAAAGGGCAAGAGAAGACTTTGGTTTTTTCTGTGAGTATGTAGCAGATAAACCTCCAGCCACACATCATAAGGAATGGCACAAACAATTAATTACCAATCAAGATAGTTCTTGTCTGACTAAAATTGCTGGCCCAAACATCGACCTACTGGGACCGAGGGGATCGGCTAAAAGCACTGTACTAGGTTTATATACTGCGTGGGCAATTGGTATCCACACAACTGCTAAGAAGCCACTACAGATCCTTTACCTTAGCTATACGGTTGATATTGCACGTTCCAAGTCAGCCACAATTAAACGTATTATTGAATCAAAGAAATATCAAAACGTTTTTCCTAAAGTTAAACTACTAAAGAATGTAACCTCTAATGAGTACTGGTCGATTGACCATAAGTTTGCTGGTATTGATACAACAGGCGAAGAACAATTTACTTTATGTGCAGCTGGTCTTAAAGGCTCAGTGACTTCCAAACGTTCTCACTTAGTTATTATTGATGACCCTGTAAAATCTGCAGCTGATATTGGTAACCCGGATATTCGTAAGATGATGCAAGATAACTGGAATGCAGTTATTGCACCAACGATGTTTGAAGGCGCAAGGGCAATCTGCCTTGGCACTAGATTTCGACATGACGATATCCATGCAACAACATTCTCTTCACAAAATAATTGGATGCAGATTGTGTTATCTGCAATTTTAAATAATGAAGAGACAGGAGAAGAAGAGTCTTACTGGCCAGAGATGTGGTCATTGGACTATCTAAAAGAAAAGAAACGACAGGCACCAATTGCTTTTTCTTTTCAGTACATGAATCAAATCGTGAGACAAAGCGAACTCTCATTGGCACCTGAACTGTTGGTTAAAGCAGAGATTGCAACTGAGTTTGATTGTCTTGGTATTGGTGTTGATCTGTCAGCAGGCATTAAAGAAAAAAATGACTACACAGTTATGGTCCTGGGCGGACGCATCGGAGACAAGATACATATTATTGATTACCGCAGGATTCGTGTCATGGGTAACCTAGAGAAATTAGATGCTATGAAAGAGTTGTTAAACGACTGGTCGATTATTGGTAAACAAGCAGACGGCTTGTGGTTTCCTACCTACAACACATGTGATATTTGGTCAGAAGCTGTTCAATATCAGGCTTCACTTGAAGCAGATTTCAAGCGTGTTTGTTTGAATGAAGAGAATCTCTACAACTTAATTTGGCATCCAGTTAAAGGTTTCCGTGCAGATAAACTTGCACGTTTCCGTGGAATCATGGGCATGTTTGAAGATCGTAAAATCATCTTTAATAGGTATAGAAATTTTACTAATATGTTTGAAGAGCTTACTAATTTTGGTACTAGTTCTCATGATGATTGTGTAGATGCATTAGTATGGTTAGTAACAGGATTAATGAAACGCGGTAAACTACAGTTGGATTATTAATGGAACATTTAGTTGCAGTTGTTATCGCTGGTATTACAGGGGTTGGCTGGGGTACAGGAAAGATCTTTGCACGTTTGCGCACCCTTGAAGATCGTATTGATCACTTCCCCATGGAGTATGTGTTAAAGCAAGATTACATTAGAGAGATGGAAAAAATGAATAGGGAATTTGATAATATTAATGATAAGCTTGACAAATTAATTGAAAGAGTTTTAACGCAATGAGCTACTTCATTGAGCTAGAAGAAAACCTTGATGGTGACTTGTTTTTTCAAATCCCAGAAGAAATATTGGAAACACTTGATTGGCAAGAAGGTCAACTGTTAACTTGGGATCTTAAAGGCAATGGTATTGTTGTTTCAGCTTTAGATGATACTTCAGGTTACGAACAAGTAGAATAA